CAAGAAGCACTTTGACGTTACCGACAACATCGAGGAGTTCAATAATTCAAATAAAACCATAGCTTTGCAAATAATAAGTGGACGTGAAGGCATTAATTTGTCAAGTGCGGAGGCTTTAGTTTATTACAATATTGATTTTAGTGCGATTAGCTACTGGCAATCGAGAGATAGAATGACAACTATAAACCGAAAGCAAAGTGATATATTTTGGGTGTTTGCTAAAGATGGGATTGAGTGGCAGATTTATAAAGCAGTATCTAAAAAAAAGGACTTTGTCCTACAAACATTTAAGAAATGGCAAGTAAGCACCAAACCAAAGTCATAAAAGAAATGGAGGCAAAAGGTTACTTTGTGATTAATTTAATTAGGACATCAAAAAACGGAATTCCAGATTTATTATGTTTGAAAGACGGTGAGGCTATATTTATTGAGTGCAAAGAAAAGACCGACACTTTGAAACCTTTACAGGAGTACCGAATAAAGCAGTTGAATGATTTAGGATTTAAAGCATACGTAAATAAAGCATTATGACAATTAATTACGGTAAATTCGCCACAATTAAATAAACAAACTATGGTTCTAACTAAAGAAATCCAAGAGTATATTCGAGTAAGGTATGAAAGCACCCAAAACATTACTCAAATTGCGGATGAGATTTTCAAGAAGTTTAAGATAGACGTTAAACCAGAAAGTTTTAGAAGAGAGGTCAGCAGGTTTATAAATAAGGCAAACCTTAAAAAACAAAATAGCGAAATCAAAAGGCTGTTCTTTGACATCGAAACAAGTTATTACATTGTGCCTACATTTCAATTTTGGAAAGTCAACATTAATCCCGATAACATTTTAAGGCAAAAGAAAATTATCTGCATAGCCTACAAATGGCAGTATGAAGACAAAGTTCACGTTCTAAAGTGGGATGAAAACCAAGATGATACCAAGCTAGTAAAAGACTTTATCCAAGTAATTAAACACGCTGATGAGATAGTGGCGCACAACGGTGATAAATTTGACATCAAAGAACTTCGCACAAGGGCAATATTAACTGGCAATTTAATGTTTCCTATTTATCGCACACTTGACACGCTAAAGAAGTCACGCCAATACTTTCGCTTCGCTAGTAATAAACTTGACTATCTCGGTAAGGTGTTGAATGTAGGGCGCAAACTTGACCATGAGGGCATGAAGTTGTGGATTGACATTTGCGAACATAAAAATAAGGCTTCACTAAAAAAGATGGTTGACTACTGCGTTCAAGATGTGGCAGTTTTAGAGGATGTTTATATGGTTATGTCACCGTACATTTACCACAACACGAACATGGCAGTTTTGAAAGGCGGTGAAAAGTGGCATTGTCCAGAATGTGCGAGTGACAACGTGCAACTATCTCACACCGATGCAACGGCAATGGGTTACATCAAACGCCACATGAAATGTAATTCGTGCCGCAAGTTTTATAAAATATCCAACCGTAGTTACATTCGGATGCTCGAAAACATTATGTTCAAATCGATAAATGATAAATAATGGACCAGCTATATCAATGGACTTTTCAAGTATTAGATTATAAAAACTTTGAAGGCACTAACATTGTGGTGTATGCACCAACGTACAAAGATGCGCTCAGAAAAATACGAGATTTGAAATTGCCACAGCTATTGACCTTTGACGAAATAGAAGATGGGGTGAAACTGATCCAAGTTTATGAAATGGACTTTATTAGTGAATTAGAACAAGAAGAAGTATCTGAACCCGAAGAAGAATGACATAATGTGCAATACACCGCACTTTTGCGGTTAATGAATGATTAAGCTAACAGAAATAAAATTAATTACTATTTTTGACCCATGCCAATACCTAAACCAAAAACCAACGAAAGCAAAGACGATTTCATTCAGCGTTGCATGAGTGATGATGTTATGGTTAATGAATACAAAGACGAAGCGCAAAGATACCGACTTTGTTTGTACAGCCATGCAAATGATTTAAAAGCGCAGAAAGAAATCTTAAACGCTGAAACGTACAACGATTACCCGAAAGCCGCAACCGAGAACGCTAAACGTGCATTGAAGTATAGGGATGAAAGTGGCAACCCGAAAGGATGCGGAACTTTAGTTGGATGGGCAAGAGCAAACCAACTGGCGAACAGAGAACCAATTAGCCGAGATACGATAGCACGAATGGCATCATTTGAACGGCATAGGCAAAACAGCAAAGTACCTTACAAAGATGGATGCGGTGGTTTAATGTGGGATGCGTGGGGTGGTGATGAGGGCGTTGCATGGGCACAAAGGAAATTAGAACAGATAGATAAAAAATAAAAAACAAAAGCGATGAAGAAAATAGCAACTAGCAAAATCAAACTAAATCCAAACAATCCAAGATTAATTAAAGATGACAAGTTTAAAAAGTTGGTGCAGTCAATAAAAGACTTCCCCGAAATGCTTGACATTCGTCCGATAGTGGTTAACGCTGATATGATTATACTTGGTGGCAATATGCGCTACAAAGCTTGTGTAGAAGCAGGATTGAAAGAGATACCAGTTATTGTTGCTGACAAACTAACCGAAGAACAGCAACGTGAATTTCTTATCAAAGATAATACTAGCGGTGGTGAATGGGATTGGGAGATGTTAGCAAACGAATGGGATGCTGAGGAGTTAGGGGATTGGGGATTAGATGTTCCAACTTTTTCACCAGCAGTTGATTATTCTATTCTTGATGATGAAGATGTTTCAAAGCAACTTGAAGAAATGACTGATGGTGTTAAGAAAGCTATACAGATTGAATTTGAAGCAGAACACTATGAAGAGGCTTATGCACTTGTAAAGTTTTGGAGAGACAAAGGCGGTTATGTTGGTGGAATGATAATGGAATATCTTAAAGAAGAAAAAAATAAGATATGAAATTAAACAAAGGAGAAATCAAAGGAATTAAATTTTATTACAGAGATGGGATGTCAGATAAAAAAACATTTGATGAAGTTTTAGGTAATGAAGTTTATTTAAAGAAATCAATGACAATTCAAGCAGGTGAAACTTGGATGGATTGCGGTGGCAATGTAGGGGCATTTACTTTATTAGCTTGTTCAAAAGGTGCAAAGGTTACAGTTTATGAACCAGACCCTTTTAATTGCGAAATGATTAAAAAGAATTTAGAACTAAATGGATTTACTGCAGAAGTGAAACAAGCTGCATTAGTCCATAATGACACTAAAGAAATCATTTTATTTATTGGCAACAACGGCAATGTTTGGAGAAATTCAATAGTGAAGAAATGGAATAACAAAGGAATAAAAGTTCCTTGTTTAAATTTTGAAGATGAAGCTAAAAAATTTGATTGTTGCAAAATGGATATTGAAGGAGCTGAAATGTTGATTTTAGAAAATACAAAAAAAGTATTTAAAAAATTAGTTTATGAATGGAGTTTCGATATTGATGATAGTTTGCCGAGATTTTGGAAAATTATTGAAAAACAACAAAAGCAATACAACGATTTGAAAGATATTGGAAATACAGCAAAATTCAAAACACGTGATTATGATGTTTGGCAAAAAAGTTGGTTTCCAGCTTGTACAAATGTTTTCGCATTTAATAAATAATATATGAAACGTATAGATTTAATTGAAGTAAAGCATAATCGTAAAATTGGAGAAGCGTGTGAATATATTGAGCCTAATGTTACTGAAGATTGTATCTTTTATGCAGATGGCGAACCGATAGGTTTTTACCTTACGAAAATGCCTGAAAAAATGTGCAAGTTGGCAGACTTAGCAAATGCAGAATTTAGAAGTAAAAACGTAAAAAAAACTTTATTGACAAGAAGAACAGGAGATGGTATTGATGAAAAAACTGGAAACTTTAAATACAAAAATGAAGTTGAGCAATTAAGTGCAATAATAGGAAGTATTCCACCAAAACCTCATATGTCAAGACCATATCCATCAATTTCAAGTGTTCATTTAAATAAAAAATCAGAAACTTTTATAAAAGCAATGTTATTACTTGCAAAGGAAAGTGAGCAGTTAATAAAAGAATTATTACCAACACAATATGAACATCAAGTTGAATTATTTAAAGATGTGCCACAAAAATGGAGGTTTGGAAATTTATTTACAAGTTCAATTTCAAACTATAATATTTCAGCACCATTCCATAGGGATACTAAAAACATAATTGGAGCAGTAAATGTTATTATTTGCAAGAAACATAATTCAAAAGGAGGTGATTTGCATATACCCGATTACAATGCAACAATAGGACAACAAGATAATTCTATTTTGGTTTATCCAGCGTGGAGAAATGTGCATGGAGTTACACCGATTATCCCTACATTTGAGGGCGGTTATAGAAACTCATTGGTGTTTTATCCGCTAAAAGCATTTAAAGGATTAACAGAGAATTAACAATGAATAAAAACCCGAACAAAGAAAACCTAAAGCCTTTCAAAAAAGGCGAAAGCGGAAACCCAAACGGCAGACCTAAAAAGCTACCCGAATTGGATAAACTATTGGCTGATGTGCTTGGCGAAGAAAAGGACGGCATAACGGCAGGTGAGGCGATTTTAAAGGCGTTAAGGGCGAAAGCTAGTAAAGGCGATGTGAGGGCAGCGGAGGTGCTTTTAGACCGAGCATACGGCAAAGCAAAGCAAACAATGGACGTTTCTGTTTCAAAGAAGAATTTACCCGAATGGCTAAACGAGGAAGATGAAGAATAGTAATCCAAACTTTCGCTTTTTAAAAAAAAAGTTAAGTCGCAACGGATAACACTTTTGCAAGGTGGCACAAGGTCGGGGAAAAGTTACTCGGTTATCTATTACATCATTTGGCTATGTGAGAATTACACAGGGCTTGATATAGACATAGTTCGTGATACCTTTACTGCTTTACGTGCAACGGCTTGGAAAGACTTTAAAGACGTTCTAATTGAGTGTGGCGTGTATAATGATTTGCACCATAACAAAAGCGAACACTATTATAATTTGCACGGCAATATAATAAGCTACTACGGTGCGGACACTCCTGCAAAGATACACGGACGCAGCCGTGACTTCATTTGGATAAACGAGGCGCACCAGTTCCCACAAGAAACAATCGACCAACTATTCCCACGAACAAGGCATAGAATTATTTGCGATTATAACCCTGCTTTAGGTTTGGAACATTGGCTTGACCCTTACATTGAAAAATATCCACCGCTAATAACCACCTACAAAGACAATCCATATTTGACCCAAGCGCAGATTGAGGACATCGAAAGCAGAAAGTCAAACCAATATTGGTGGACAATTTACGGAAGCGGTGAAAGGGCAAACCGACAAGGCGCAATCTTCACCAACTGGACACATGGGGAGTTCGATAATTCTTTGCCATACGTTTACGGTCAAGATTATGGCTTTAGTGTTGACCCGACAACTTTAGTCAAAGTGGCGGTTGACGAAAAGAAAAAGATTATCTACGCTGATGAAAAGTTTTATTCAACCGTTGGCATGGGTACAAACGAAATATTCGAGGCAAATAAACAAGCCACGAAGCCGAATGAGTTAATCATTGCGGATAGTGCTGAACCTAGATTGATAGACGATTTGAGACGAAAAGGAACGAATATAATACCATGCGAAAAGGGTGCAGGAAGTGTGAGCGCAGGGATAACAAAGATGCAAGACTATCAAATAGTGATAACACGAACATCGCACAATTTACGAAAAGAATTATCTAACTATATTTGGAACGATAAAAAAGCAGGAATACCAGTTGATGCGTTTAATCATTGCATTGACCCACTACGATACAGCACAATGTATTTAACCAAGCATAAAACAAGCACAGGAATAAGAAAAAATAGTCTAATATGATACAAGGAAAAATAAACGAGGAACTAATTAACATCCCGACTAATTGGGGCGATGTGCCTTTTAAGAAGTACATCGAGTTTCTAAACCATGAAACAGCACTTGACCAAGCTAGTTGTTTGCTAGGTGTACCGACCACAACATTAAACAAGCTAAACAGCGAAGCACTAGGGGCGTTGTTTACGGCATTGCAGTTTATGCACGAGCCTCCAAACGCTTACTTAGAAAAAGATAAACAAATTGACATTGGGCGTGAAAGCTACGGCAAACTAGAGATGGCGAAGTCTTTACTCCTTCAACATGACAAACCGAAGGACGCTTTGATTGGCATTGCGAAAATCTACACCGACATTGATTTTAGCGAAGTGCCTACTGATGAGGCGAACCCTATTTGCGCTTTTTTTTTTCTGCACTCAAAAAGTTCTTTGAGCGTTATAAAAGATTGAACGACTACAAACCAAGCCAAGCGGAGGCAATAGCAAACGTGGACAGGTTCAAAAAGTTCGGAGCGAAAGCCACTATCTTTGCCATGATGGACAGATGGGGCAAAACTATTGAGGAAGTCACAAATATGCAGGCGACTTTGATTTACGATATTCTCCTTCACGACTTTGAAAAGTCCATGTATCAAAAAGATTTACAAGCCGCACAACAGCAACAGCAGAAAATGATGAGAAAATAGTATTTTTGCTTTATGTACTTAGACACCGTAAACTTCATCAAAGGCATTTGCCAAACCATTAACCCGAACGGCACGTTCTATCATGGGCGTGTTAGCGATGCGAATTTAGCCATCAAGGACAACCCGATGCCACAAATACACCTTTATCCGTTTCGTGTGCAAAACCCGACCAATATGGGCGTAGACGTGAACCCAAATATATTAATGGCATTTTTGTTTGACGGTTCGCCTCACGATGGGGCAGATGACTTGTTAAACAGCACAGACGAAGCCGACACCATGCAAAGACGGTTTCACCTAGCTTTACAAGGTAGCGGTAAGATAGTGAGCAACTATGAAGCAGAACCGTTTTATAAGCAGTTTAGCGGAGTGACAAACGGAATGTTCGTGAGATTTCAACTTCAAATCAAATCCAGCAAAGTTTGTGAGCCATGATTAACTTAGAGGCGAGATTAAACGAATTAGGGGTCAAATTAACCGAGCAGTTGGTGAATGACATCCAAACAAAGCTAATACAGCGCAGGGGCGCAAATGGCACGTTTGAGAGTGTTGTAAACGCAAGTGGCAAACTAGCCAAGTCAATACGGTTTGAAGTAACCAACGGAACGGTGCTAAGCATTTACGGCAATGATTATATTCAGTATCTACAAAACGGTAGAGGACCGACAAAGAACGGAGGCAATGGTGCGGTTAAACGTGCGATAAGGCAATGGATAGATGACAAAGGAATTATACCCGATGGAATAAGTAAAGATAGTTTAGCCTTCTTAATTGCAAGGCGAATACATCAAGAGGGTTCGACCATATATCAAGCAGGTGGGAGCGATTTAGTGAGCGGAATATTTAATGAAGAATTACAGCGAAGCATCGAAGCCGAGTTTGCTCAATTATTGGTGACAGAAATCCAATCCGAGATTTTTGAATTATTGGCGGCATAAATAAATAGGACACGAAAATAATAACGGCTTAGAGTTGTTTAAATTTGCAACATGAGCCGAGCCAACGACTATTTACTTTTCCAACGTCCTTACAAGTGGGTTAGCGCACATCGAGAGTTCACATGGGTGTACTCTTTACCCACACGACCATTCTTTTATTTCCCTAATAACGGTCTTATTCAAGTGGTGTTGACTTCTTCATTTAGTGCTGACCTAGAAGTGGGAAGCCGTATTTACTTTCGGAACTTTGGGGCGTTAACTGGTTTTCATGTGGTGAAGTCAATCACAAGTCAATCCGACTTTACTTTACAAACAGCCTATCCGAGTACGGTTATTAGTTCGGTTGGTGCAGGTTGTGAGTTTGTGGACTTACCTAGCGTGACCGTTTATAGCGGATGGCAAGTGGGTGAATTGATTATCGGTGGCGTTGATATGAATACGGTTCAACCTTACAAGTTAATCGCTACATTCAGACCAGAAGCAGATTTAAATGGGCGATTAAGGTTTAATCTAAGCGGCTATGCACAAGCGGCATTCCCTACGCCATACAAAATACATTACAATTTAGACGAAGTCAATTACAACATATATACAGGAACGATAACGGTTGGTGGCAAAGAGTATATTTATCTTCGCCACTTTTTTAACGGTTCATTAAAGGGTGAAAACTATGTGGCTAATAGTGGGTTAACGGTAGAAGATTTGAACCGATATTATGTGAAAGCAAACTCAATTAGCGAGTGCGGTTTTACCAAGCTATTAATTGATGGAAGCGCAGATGATAAACGAACAATAAACGAAAATCAAATACAATGGCAGTAAAAAGCAAAACACAATTAGCTTCCGACATTTCAGGGAGTACATTTAGCGCACCTCAACAAGTTATCTTGGATGACATGGTTGACAGCTACCAAGACTTAGCTATTCAGCTAACAACGGCACAACGTAACGCAATCGCAACACCAGCGAGTGGCTTACTAATATACAACACTGATAATAGTCAGTTTGAATATTACAACGGTTCAGCATGGGCGAGTATGTCGAGCGGTTTAGGGAGTACGCAATCCGTAACCGTAGCCATTGGAAGCGCACAGATATTGGCAGGGAACACAACACCAGTTCAATTAATTGCAGCACCAGGCGCAGGTTTGGCAATCATACCTATTTCAGCAGTTGTAAAATATACATACATCACAGCGGCTTATGCAACAAACACAACTCAATCAATATACTTTGACACATTAGATATTGAGGATAATCGTTTGATTTCTATATCCACTATTTTAGAGCAAACAGCAAATAAAAGTGCAATAGTTTCAGCAAGTTCGCCAACGAATGGGAATAGCATTATTGCAAACAAGGCTTTAATGTGGGCAATTCAAAACGGAAACCCGACAGCAGGGAGTGGAAGATTAGACATAACCGTTATTTATACGACAATACCTTACTAATGATTAAGAAAGTCAAGACCTACGTTAAAGACAGCACCGATAGCGGAGTGATTACTGATTACTTCGATGCGGCTATTATGCAAGGCGTGACGGCATACACATTTAACGGTTTAGGTATTGCAGGGAACTATGTGACTGAACCAGCGTGGTTTATTCCATTCGGTTCGTTTCCTTTTAGTTTGGGTTGGTATATTAATTTAGACGTGGCAGATATTGGGTTCTATTCCTTTAGTTACACATTAAGCTACGGAGCAACTGATGTAGAGTACATTGTGGAGTTAAACTTAGAAGCGTACAATCAAATTGACTTACCAACTAATTGCAATACTAAATTACTAGGTTGGTTAACAAGGCAAGGCGGTTGGGCGGTGTTTCCATTTAACGGTAACACGACTTTTGAAACGGAGATACCCGATGCAGAAACATACCAAACGCCACAATATCTAACAGCCGTTAGTGAGCGTAGAGGCGTAACCGATAGCGAGATACTTACCACTGGAGATATACCACAAGAGGCGTTAGCCTACATGGAAAGTTTAAAGCAAACCACACAGGCGTACATCGCAAACTTTTTACAAGATGGAACGCTTGAAGTTACACCAGTGTTGATTGAAGCAGGAACATTCACCAAGCGAAACACAAACGATAAATTTTTTGATGTTAGCGTCAGAATTATTTACGCTACTGAAATAACTATGCAAAATGGCTAGTGAGTTATACATCGAAGATAAATTAGTTGACTTGCCTACTGATGCGGATATCAGTATCGAATACGCCATAGCTAAGATTGGTGAAATTGAAAAGCGAAGCGGAGTAAGGTCAGCCGAGTTTACCATCCCGAAAACGGCAAAGAACAAAGCTATCTTTGAAAATCCCGATGACGTAAATAACATAGGTACTAAGCCATACAGGCGGCTAAAGGCACGTTACTATTCCAACGGTATTGACCAACAGATTTCATTTGCAACGCTAAAGGAAAGCGCACAAGGTTATAACGTCAACATTTACGGTGGCAATAGTGATTTCTTTGCGGCTTTAAAGGACGGCAAGTTAACTGATATTGATTTTAGTGCTTATGACTATTATCACACGTTGACTAACTACGTTGCAACGAGAACGGATTTAGACGTTCCACGTTCAATCGCTTTGAATGTTGAGCAACCTACTGCGATAGCTTTGGGTGATATTCGTTACCAACCACCGAGCGTTTCGATTGAGTTTATTTTAGAACAAATAGCGGCTTCACAAGATTACACGCTAAACAATGAAACGAAATTAAAATACGGTTATCCTAATCAGTTAATGGTTTTGCCGTTGTGTAAAGAGTGGTTGAGAGATTTTAACGGTGATAAATATAACTGCGAGTTTTTTGGTGATACTTTGGTTTTACCAGCTCCTGCAGCGGCTAACAAAATAATGATGCTTACTAAAATTAGTGGTAGCGATATTTATTTTGACCCTAGTTCAATAGCAACTTGGGATGGTAGCGTTATTCTAAATGATATAATAACCGTAACTTATAACATTGTAATAAATATAACGGTTACAATCGTAGGCAATATTACGATAGACGTTAATTCAATAGGCATATCAGATACAAGATTAGCGGCTGATGTGGTAGTAGGCGTAAACACTTTTACTTATTCGGGAACGGCAACACTTACACCGTCAGCATTAACAGATGATGCAAACTCAATTACCATTTCATTTTTAACGGCTGCAATTTACACCGTTGCTGATGCTTCATTAACCATTACAGATACGGTTGTAGTTACTCCAACTGAAGTAAATGCTTTACCGTCAGTTAACTTTATAAGCCGTCAATTTACAACCGTCAATAGTTTACTACCCGATACAAAACAAAGCGAATTACTAGCTACTTATTTGAAGTTGACTTGCTCACTTATTCAAGTTGATGAAGTAAACAAAGTAGTTAACATAGTACCGTTTGAAAAGCTAAATGATAATATTCCAAACGCTTTAGATTGGTCAAATAAGTTAGACCTAACCGATACGCCACAGATAACATTTGCGGTTGATGGCTACGCTCAAAGAAATCTTTGCACGTGGCAATATGATAGTGTGTTCGACCCTAACCAAAACGCAACATTCGCAAATGGAGTAATAACTTTAGATGACCAGAATTTAGATGACGAACAAGATTTAATTGAGATTGATTTTAGCGCAAGTACACAAGCATTAACAGGTGGTTTAGTTGTTGCAGACTTGCAAATATTTAATGATGACGGCACGTTTAAAGATGAAATAGACCAGCGTATTCTATTCGCCAAGTTTAATGATGTGGCGTTTACCTACACAGACGGCACAAGTAACAGCGCACAGACAACGGACATTCTTTTAACTCACTTTCAAAAGAGCGGTGAAATCAATTTAGGGTTTGATGATAATTTAATCCCGACTTTTTACCAGTCTTTTATTGATGTTTTGGATAAGGCTAAGATAGTCACTTGCTTACTACGGTTAAACGCCTCAGACATTAATCAACTTGACTTGACTATTCCTATTTATATAGAATACTTCAATAGTTATTTTTATGTGAGCAAGATAAGCGGTTATAACCCGAACAGGAACGTGAGTACATTGGTTGAACTTGTAAAACTTTATTAAGATGGCAGATACACTAATATTTAAGATTGACACCACTCCAACCGTTTCGGCATTGCAGGACGTTAACGATTTGTTGACCCAGTCTAAAACAAAGCTAAAGGAGTTGACTGATGCAGGGAAGCAACAGACCAATGAATACATTGCACAAAATGCGGAAGTAAAGGCATTAGAGAAAGAGCAACGGGCGTTAAACAATGTTTTGGTGCAACAAACTAGTGCAACAAAGATAATGACCCAAGCCACTGAAGATAACATCAAAGCAGGGAAGGCACAAGAAAACAGCATAGCAGAAAACCGTAAAGCCTATAACGCTTTATACAATCAATTAATACAAACAGCGAAGCCAACTAAAGAGCAAATCGCAACCGCTAAACAATTAAATACGGTAATAAAGGAACAAGAGGCGGCATTAGGTAACACTACTCGTAACGTAGGTAACTACGGTCAAGGGTTTAGTGAAGCAGGGAAGCAAATAAACTTATTTGGCGTAAACATTGGCGAGGTTTCTAAAGGATTAGAGGCTGCTAAAGCAGGTTTCACAGCCGCAGGGGGTGGCGTTAAAGGTTTTGGTGCGGCACTAGCTACAACAGGTTTGCCGTTGATTATAATGGGTATTCAATCCCTTATAACCGTATTTGAAAATTTTAAACCAGTAGCTGATGCGGTTGAGGATAGCACAACAGCTTTGGGCGCAGCATTTAGAGCAATAGTAACTGGTGGAAGTATTGACGATATAGTTAACTCGTCAATGAATTTATTAAACGTCCTTCGTGATTTAGAGGACACACAAGGCGCATTTAATATATCACAAGCCAAAGGTCGTGCACAAGTTGATGCCTTAATAATTGCATCAAAAGATAGAACTAAAAGCGAGGAAGATAGGCTTAAATTAATTGAGAAAGCGGAGGCATTGGAGCGTGATATTTTTGGGAAAGCAAACGTGCGAAATGTTATCTCAATAGACAATCAAGCCAAAGCACTAAAAGCAAAGTTAGAAATATCTGATGCCGAATTAAAAATATTAGCGGAGGAGGACACTCAAAGGTCATTAGCGTTGCGTAAAAGACTTGAAGATACAAAAGGATTAACCGATGAAGAATTAAAATTATACCAAACAGCTTTATTAGAACGTCAATCATTAGAGGGTGAATTAAATAAGTTCTCCGAGAAAATGATTAATGCTCGTAATAAGATAATTGAAAAAGCCGAAGCCGAAGCGCAAAAGGCGGCAGATAAAAGTGCAAAGGAAAAAGAAAAACGTGGTAGAGACGCAGCAGACGCAGCGGCTAAAAAAGCTATTTCAGACGCTAAAGCTATTTCTGATAAAGAGAAAGCAGAACAAGATGAAGTCAACCGATTAAATAAAATTGCAGACCGTAATGCCTTTTTAGAAGAGTTAAGAATAAAAACTTTGCTAAGTGGTCAAGAGCAGGAGGAGGCTTTATTTGAGTTGGCTTTTGAAAAGCGTATTGAAGACCTAAGAGCATTAGGATTAAGCGAGGTAAAAATTGAAGAAATAAAGCAAAAGGAGTTATTAGCGATAAAAGAAAAGTACGCTGAAAAAGGAACTGAATTAACTAAGTCAACTGCAAAGACAGCAGAAGAAATACAAACCGAGCAAATACAGGCTATACAAGGTATTGTAGGGGGAGCGTTGAATACTATCGGTTCAATATCTGATATACTTAGCGAGGTAACGGCACGTAAACAAGAAGAACTTGATGCGGCTTTAAAAAGTGGTGCATTAAGCGAGGAAGAATATGCTAAACAAAGTGCGGAGTTGAAGCGTAAACAATTTGAAGAAAACAAAGCTATACAATTAGCAACGGCAGTAATGCAAGGTATAAACGCCACTTTAGCGGCTTATACTTCGGGTGCTTCAATCCCTTTAGTTGGTACGGTTACAGGTCCGTTATTTGCAGCATTAGCAGCAGCATTTTCAGCAGTTCAAATTGGAATGATAGCAAGTAAACAACCGCCAAGATTTGCCACAGGCGTTATTGGTTTAGACGGTGCAGGAACAGCAACAAGCGACAGCATAGATGCAAAGTTATCACGAGGCGAAAGTGTAATAACAGCAAAGGCAACGGAGCGATTTGCGCCAGTATTAGCGCAGATGGAGATGGCAGTAGGTAACAGACCGAACTTCCAATTAGGCAATAGGAAATTTGCCACAGGTTACATCCCGACAACTGATGGGGGTTATAGCGATAGGGCAATGAGTAACGAGGTTAACAACGCTAGTACGATGGCGAAGATGTTTAGCGATAGCATAGCTAAGATGCCACAGCCGAAACTTGTTTACGATGAGTTCACTAATTTTGTGAACAACCGAAATCAGTCGGTTAATTTATCGGAGTTGTAAATTTCATTATACTTCTCAATAGCCGCTTCCCTCACAAACTTCGCCACACTTGTATTTGACTGCGGAAGTTGGCAATGATTTTCTAAGCGTTTCCACCAATAAGGCGTGAACTGCGTTTTGAGTTGTTTACTATACTTTTCTGCTTCGTCTTTTTTACTTGCCATTTGCAATAGTTTTGGTTAACTGACTAGGAATAAACAAGGCTATAATGAAAAACAATCTAACCCACTCAGACCATTGCAAAGGGTTAAGATTAGCACCAATAAAGGCGCAAAGTAAATAGCATAGTACGAACGTAACTGATGCGCTGATGTATTTGTTTCGGATTGACATGGTTAAAAAGTTTAGGACAAACATAGTTTGATTTTAGGACAAAAACAAATTGGCTTTGATATTCTCCCTTTTTTTGTACTATGAACAGCGCAACGCTTTACATTAACGGTTATATCGGTCAGCAAGGTTTCTTTGATGAAGCGTCTTTCGACTTGACTACGTTAAACAATTTCCTTGACCAGCACCAAGATATTGAAGAACTAAATGTGTTTATCAATAGCGGTGGCGGTTCAGTAACAGAAGGCTTTGCAATTCATGACCGTTTAATGTCTTTGCCGTTTACGGTTAACACAATAGTGAACGGTATGTGTGGCAGTATCGCTACGGTGATATTCCAAGCAGGTAAAAAGGGCAAAAGAAAAATGTACGCAAACAGCGAGTTCTTTGTTCACAATCCTTTTTGGATGCCCGATGCACCAAACGCAATGGAAGCAAAAGACTTGGAAGCACTAGCCGAAGATTTGAAACGTGCGGAAAATAAGATAGTTAATTTCTACTCAACTATCACAGGCAAAAGCACCGAAGATTTGAAACCAATCTTAGACCGTCAAACAACACTAACAGCAAGTGAAGCAATAGAACTAGGATTTGCAGATGAAATCATGGGCGGTGAAATTAAGGCGTTCACCAAGTACAAAATAGCAGCGTATTTATCTAATCAAAATAAAACAATTAACATGGCAGAACAAACCGAAATCAAAGCCGAGTTGACAGGAATAAAATCATTCCTTGCAAAACTCACATCAAAATTATTTAAGGCAGCAATGACCGAAACTATTGACGGCAAAGTAATCCACTTTGATGGCTCAACACTTACCGAAGGCACTTTGGTATTTGAAGACGAAACAATGTTGACACCTTTGGCAGATGGTGATTACGTTGTAGATACAGCTACTTACACCGTTGCAGAGGGTGTAGTTACAGCGGTAAAAGAAGTTGAAGTTGAAGTTGAAGATGCGAAACTAAAAGAAGCAAATGCACAAATCGAAGATTTGAAAGCACAACTTGCCGCTAAAGAAGAAATCGTAAACGAGAAAGAAACTTTGATTAACGACACTAAGAACGAAATCGTAGCACTTGCAACTAAGGTGAAGTCTTTTGAAGCATTACTTGTAACTGGCAAGAACTTCAAAGCCGAAGCAGGTCAGTCAAATAACACTAACCAAGATGCGCCAAAACTTTCAGCAATGGAAGTAATCGCTAAACGTAGAGCCGAAAAGGAAAACAAATAAATTAATAAACTAAAAACAAAAACAATAAGACATGGCAAACGCAGTAACAGCACTACCAGCAAACGGTTCGATACCATACGAGGTATTCTATAAACCGCTATTGAACGACCCAAAGATTAACGCTTTACCGTTCACAATTCACTTTGGTAAAATCGGCAAAGAATTATACTTTGATGCTGAATTTACAGATGCACCAACTATCAAGGCGACTTGTGGATGGGATTACAAAACAGGAACGCCAATCACTAAAAAGGCTCTTGACCCTTATGAGTTGGATTTTTCTTTTGAGCAATGTTATACCGACTTCGTTAAATCAATTTGGGGCGATAGCCTTCCAGACGGATGGAGAAAAGGTGAATTGACACCAGAGATTGTTGACCGTATCGTGACTAAGCAATCAAACGCTTTCAACACTAACTTACTTTACGCTTTGTTCCTTGCTGACACTTCATCTACTACTAACTTCTTGAGCGGTATGGATGGAGTTTATCAAAAACTTTTAGCAGGTGTAGCCGCAAATGACGGAACGGTTGATGCAGGTGCAATCACTGACAGCGATTTGTCTTTGACAAACATCGAAGGTACTTTGTATGGTATCTACACAGCACAGAGCGATTTGCTTAAAACTTTTGACAACGGAACTAAAGCGTTCATTGTAACTCAAAAAGTTTACGAAGCATGGAGCCGTTTCTTGCAAATCAACACCGCAGTAGGTGGTAACTTGATTGACCGTGCATCTCTTCAAAATGGTGTGACTGGTATCTCTTATCAAGGCATTCCAATGATTAACGCTAACTACGTTGACAGAGGATTAGCACTTTACGGAACAGCAGGTTCACCTCCAAGTGTAACCGACCCGAACCGAGTTATCTTGACTTTGCCTACAAACCACCACATCATGATTGATGGTAGCGGTTTTGAAAGCATCGAGCCATTCTACGACCGTAAAGAGGACAAAGTATTTTCACCAGCTAGTGCCATGATTGACTACCAATACGGCTACGGTGACTTGAACGTAATCGCAGGTTTCTAAAAAAAATTAAGGGGGTGCAAATCCCCCTTTTAATATCTTAAATAAAACATAAAATGGCAGATTGCATTGACATATTAGAGAGCATCGGACAAGGATGCGAAAAAGAAAACCAAGTTGGCGGTGTAAACCGTAGAGTTTGGGTAACGCAAAAGAGCCAAGTCGTAAGCACTACAACTGACGCTAACGGATACGTTAACACCATTACAATGGGCGTTGACAATTCGAGCGATGCTTATAAGTTGATTACGGTTACAGGCAAAGATTACACTCACAACGGTGTTATTGAAGGCGTGATTGGTGATAATACCAACACATTCAACCACAGCGCAGCGATTAAGATTTTCACAGCTACACCATCAGAACGTGCGGCAGTTGAAACATTGTTCAAAGCCAAAGATTTGATTGTTATTTTCCAAAACGAAAACGACCAAATCGAAGTTTACGGATTGGACAAAGGATTGAAAGCATCGGCATTCGCAGGTGGTACTGGAACGGCTTTACAAGATGACACAGGAATGTTGTTGACTTTGAGTGGCGAACAACGCTACTTGCCTAAATACTTCTTAAACGGAGGTTCATTGGCTACGTCAATCGCTTACTTGGACAACATCAGCAAAGCAGTAGTTTAATTCTTCTCGCTCCCTTAGTTGCATAAACTTTAGCCACTTTCGAGTGGCTATTGTTTTTTAAATACGTTTGTCTATATTTGTACAATGGAAGTGAGAAGCCTATCTTTTTTAAATGAGTTGAATGAGAATGTAATCTCAAAAGGTAGCGTAAACAATGTAAGCGGAGTAACTATCCGATATTACTATACACTAATTTTCAACAAGAAATTAAAAGGGAATTGCAGTTCATGTTTGGTTGATGCGATGGTTTCAATGCGCAAATATTATACGACTAACATAGCGAAGTACAATAGTAGTGATGCTGAGATTTTAAAGGTAAATAAATACGCTTTGACTAAAGCATTGATTGAGTTTAAGGCATTAGAGAAATATGAATTATGCGAGTTTATTAAAAGTCGGATTGATATTTATAAAAAAATGATATGAGCGAAATCGAGAAATACAGACATTGGCTTCTAAGTTTAACAAGGTTAGCCACACTTAAACACTTTCCTAGTATTTACGAGGCTACGGATAAACGCTTTGAGCGAATGAAAGCGGATAAAGTTTTCAATGGCGTGGCGTTCGTTTGGTATTTTAAAGATATGAAGTATATCGGTTGTGACTTTGATAGCTTTTGCAATAAGAAAGATGGACATGGAGTAACTGAATTAGAGCATAGCGTAAAACTATTTAGTAATGAAGTAAAACAGATATTTGCATGAAGAAAACAATTATAACCCGAAGCGCAAACGATAAACTTTACAGCCTATCAAAATCATTATGGCGTGATGACAATACTTTCGTAAGGTTGCAACAGTTTACAGGGTTTCATGGTGCGCTGACTTATCTCCTTCACATTCTTGAAAACTACAATGGCATAATCGTAAACGCTGACGAAGATTTCTTTGTTACCAATGAAGATTTAATAGACCAAGTGATTGCTGACATGACACGAAATGACTTTGCCTATTGTGGTGTTCCCGATAAGGGAGTGATTAGCCATAGAGACAAATCATTTTTCCACGTCAATCCGTTCTTTAATGTATTTAACGTGGACATGATTAAAACTAAATTGTCAAAATTTGACAACTCAAAGGTTTATGACTACGCAAACCAGTGCGAAAAGAATGGCAATGTAGATGAGCCGTTTGCAGGGTTATTCTATTGGCTACATTTGAACTTCAAACACGCTAACTTTACAAAGATAACTTCAACAGATGGTACAAGTACGGTGATAAACATTAACGACAAACCGATAGGCATACATTCATGGTATAGTCGTGAGTATGGCAAGGACGTGAAGCAGACCGAGCGAATTGATAAGTGCCTAGAGTGGGCAATAATTAACCATAATCAATGAAGTTAATAGTTCCATACCGAAATAGACTTGACCACTTAAAACAATTTGTAGAGCACTACAAAGGCTTTGACATTTTAGTAGTCGAACAAGCGAATAACGAGTTATTTAATCGTGGTAAGTTGCTGAATATAGGCTTTAATGAGTGCACTGATAAAACGGTTTGCTTTCATGATGTTGATTTATTAGCCGAAAGCCTAGCACATTACACACAGCCTATTGATGGAGCGGTCCACTTTAGCGGTTTATGTGAGCAGTTCAATTACAAAGTACCGTATGAAACTTGTTTTGGTGGCGTAACGGCTTTTGATGCCGAAAGTTTTTTGAAGTGCAATGGATTTTCAAATAATTATTGGGGATGGGGTGGCGAAGATGATGACTTATTCACCCGAACAAAGCTAAACAACATCCGCACTAAATTCGAGTTGCATAGATACAAGTCACTAAAGCACGAAAAACAACCCATTACAAGCGAATACAAAGCGAATAAAGAGCGATTGAATAGAACACAGCACACATGGGCGTTTGACGGCTTAAATAGCCTACGTTACAAGATAGTAGAACGTGACGAGATTTGCGGTGTAGAACTAATTAAAGTAGATTTGTAAACAATAAAATCAAAATATGATACCTCAAAAATTTAAACTTAAAAAAGACGTTGGCTCTATAGTATTTCGAGCAGGAACGCAAATTGTTTCTATCACTAAAGAAACGCAAATCAGCGAAGAACTTTACAACTTATGCTGCAAGTTTGGAAAGTCGCATTGCTTTGACATTATGGGCGAAGAAAAAGGTCAAAAAAAAAGCCTATCAACATCCCAGTTCCCAGCGTCTTTATCAACCTTGAACGAAGTGTCGACAGACGAGAGCGATTTACCGTTAGTGCCAAACAAGAGGCTAGAGGATGTTTCTATTCCACAGCCAAAGAAAAGGGGCAGACCCTTCAAGTCGAAAGACTAATTGCAGTTGATGGCAAAGAAATAGTTTCACCAATTCAAGGTGTAACGAATAACGAATATGCTTGCATTCAAAGCCACTTGAACGCTATTAAATTAGCTAAAGAAAGAGGCTATGAGTGCATCGCTATTTTTGAGGATGACATAACTTTCGTAAAAGATTTTAAACCTAAGTTTGAAAAGTATTTAAACCAGTTACCAAAAGATTGGCATATCCTTTATTTAGGCGGTTCGTTTGGGCGTAACCCTTTTTATTTTAATCAATACTTTACTCAGCAAAATCAAACGTGGGGAGCGTTTGCGTACATCGTACACAAGAGAGCGTACAATAATCTAATTGAAATGCTTTCGTGTCCTAAAAAAATAGTGGACGGTCACTATATTGACTACCAAAAATCGCACCTTTGCATTAAGCCAAACGAACGGTTAGTGATACATCCAAAAGGGTTTAGCACTATCAAAGAAATCGAGGTTAATTATAAAGGCATACAATGAGCAAACATACACGAACATTCAAAAACATTTTGCCAGTCACTACTGAAAAAAAAGGTGATGGATATTTTCGTTATGGATGGAATGACAATTTGCCTTTAGAATTAATTGAGGCAATCAACAATAGTGGCGTGGCTAAGAAAGCCGCAAAGAAATATGCGGAGTACATCCAAGCGGATGGATTTGTTTCTCCAGTTGCTTCGGGGTTCAAAGTAAACTCAAAGCAAACAGCGGATAAGTTTGTAGGAATATTTGCTACTTCATGGTCGTATTTTAATGCGGTTGTTATCCATGTTTCAAGACTTGGAAACGGTCGAGTAGGGAAATCGGAAGTAATGCCGTTGCAGAAATTTAGACGTGGAATAAATGGGACTTGGTTTTATAACCCGACAATACAAACTGACAAATATAGACGTGATGCGTGGGTTGAGTTGCAAGACTTTCAGGGCGAAGTAGCTACATTTGAAGCGATGGATATAAATGTCAATCACTTTGGTGGGCGTGGTGAAATACTTTATGTTTACAATGGAAATCCTTTTGATAGTGGGCATTATGGACTTCCCGATTATTTAGCCGCATTTGAAGACTTGAAAACGTCAAGCGAGTTATCAAAGATGGACTATGAAGCCGTATTGAATGGCTTTGTTTTGGGCGGTATCATGACGTTTAGCGGAGTAAATGAAACAACGGAAGGAGAAGATGGATTAACAGACCGTCAGCGTGTGGAAGAAGCAATGACGCAGTTCACAGGGTTGCAGAAAAATAAAGATGGATTGACTTCACGTTTCGGAGTATTGGCGCACTTTGTTGAAACACCCGAACAAGCACCAACGTACACAGCAACAGACCCGAAACCAATATTGGAAGCGTCAAATACGAAGCGTGATATTATCGAGCGTTCAATATGCCGTTTATTTGGCGTTCATCCTGTATTACTAGGTTACAGCGAAGCGGCAGTTTTAGGAAACACAAACGCAATCGAACAAGCGAGAAAAGAATTAAGAGAAGCCGTTAAACCAGTGCAGGGATTAATTCAAGAAACAATGGCTACAATGTACGGCAATAATATTGATTGGACTTTGAGCGAGTATGGTATTGTTAACACTCAAATAAATATGCCAAATGTTTCCGAATAATAAAGCATGGATTAGCGTTGTGGATATTACACCGTTCTTTGCGGTGTTAAGTCCGAATACACCAACAGCACAGATAGAGCAACAAGTGATATTAGCGCAGACGTTGGACGTTAAGAATGAACTACCGAAAGAATTAATTGAAGATATTAATAACGCTATATTAGCGAACCCACAACAATACAGAACGAATAGAACGTATGTTGAAGGTGATAAAGTATTTTATAATGGCGTTTATTATATTGCTTTAGATGCAATAGCAGTAAATGAAGCACCACCAAGCGCAGATTGGGGTGATTATGAGTTGATGAACTTCTACAATGTGTTTGTGAAGCGTTGGTTAGCAGGTTGCACCATGAAACGATATATGCCTTACTTAGGTTTGCATGGTACACAATGGGGATTAGAGCAGTTTCAACAAGAGGGATTTGGTCAAGTAAGCGATAAAAGACGTGCGGAGTTATTAAACTCAATAGCAGGACAAACATCAGCCTACGCAAACGAAATGATTAACTATTTAAACGATGTTAATTGGACACTTGACGGAGTAGTTTACGAGCGTGAAACGCTTTGCAAACAAGTGAAAACCAAATTGCCGTTTAGTATTATTGGTGCAGGTGTGAAAAATAGAAAATATTACTTTGACGAAAACAATAGACGGATAATATGGGAGCAGTAAAACAATTAGTACAGGGTGAGGACTTGACCATCAACATTCAGTTAGTTGGTGAGGATGGTGAGCCTATCCAAATAAGCAACTGCGAGGACGTTATTCTTTACCTATACCAAAGGCGTGAAAACATTTTAGTTGAAATAGCACTAAATGAAATGGAAGTTGTGAGCAGTTTATTGGGCAAAGTAAAAGCTATTGTTTTGGGTGCAAGTTCTAATTTTATTGCAGGGCGTGTTTATGCCGAAGTAGTGGCTAAAGTAGATGATGCTGACTTTGACGCAGGATTTAAGGTCAACAAGATAACCGACATTGTTTTATGTGATGTAATAAATTCGGTTAGCAATGATAATTGACATAGTTTGCACCTTTAGCGCAACAACTATCCAAGCGGAAACAAAAAGCGTTTCACTTGTTTTGACGTTCCCAGCCACTCAACTACCTAGTAACATTTGCGAAGAAGTACAAGATTGTTTAGGTATCTCACCAAGTGGCGAAGCGGATTACTTTCTAAACGAGCAGGGCGATTGGGTGCAGGTGCAAGGCGGTGGCGGTGGAAATCAAACGCTAAATGAAGTATTAGTCGAGGGCAATACTACAGATGGAGAAGATATATTGATTTCAGATGGCGACCAAATACAATTTGATAATTACTCCAGAATAAGAAAGGGATTAACCGATGCAGGAAATGGGGGTGCAAAAGGCGTTGCGCTAGTTTGTTCATTAGACTACGAATTGAAGTGGGAAGCAGGGCGTTTGTACACGATGCAACAAGATGGCTTCACCATTCGAGAAGTGAGCCATAACTTCACATTTACACCAACGGCAAATGATGACGATACTAAAGGCTTTGTTATTGGGTCAAGATGGATATTAGATAACGGTGATGTTTATGTTTGTAGTGATGCCACAACAGGTGCAGCAGTTTGGGCGTTAATTATTGAGGGCACGGTAACATCGGTAGGTTTAACAATGCCAAGTGCATTTACCGTTGCAAATAGTCCTATTACTTCAAGTGGAGATATAGCGGTTACAGGTGCAGGTTTAGTTAGCCAATATGTAAGGGGTGATGGTAGCCTTGCTAACTTTCCAGCGTCAACAGGCGGTGGTGCTTCATTGTCTTTTTATTTAAACGGTTCAGTAAGTCAAGGTACATTTGGCGGTGTTGCATTTAAAGAAATGAATAGAACGCCAATATTGGGTCTTGGTACTAACTTTACTTTAACTAATACAAATAATTACATTGCTTCTTTCTTAACTGATGCAGGCGACCCTAATCAATTAAATATACCAGCAGGTAATTGGAATTGTGAACTTTATTTTAATGTTAGTAATAATAGTGGTAATCCATCTTTTTATATAGAACTTTATAAATATGATGGTGTTACTTTTACTTTAATAGCATCAAGTTCTACTAATCCTGAATTTATTACTAATGGTACTCAAGTAGATTTATATACTACAGCAATACCTGTACCACAAACTACATTATTGGCTACTGATAGGCTAGCTGTAAGATTACATGTAAATACAGCAGGTAATAGAACTGTAACTTTACATACAGAAGATAATAATTTATGCCAAGTAATTACTACTTTTTCAACAGGCTTAACGGCACTAAATGGCTTAATTGCTCAAGTACAAAACTTTGCAACAGGTACAAGCGGAACTGATTTTGCAATTAATTCAGCAACGGGAACACATACGTTCAATTTACCTATTGCAAGTGCTACAAATACAGGTAAACTTAGTAGCGCAGATTGGTCAACTTTTGATGGGAAACAAAACGCTTTAGGATTTACCCCCGAAAACGTAGCGAACAAAGCTACAACTTTTGCAACGGTAAACGATACACTATACCCAACGGTAAAAGCAGTAAATGACCAATTAACAAACCGTTTATTCTACCAAAACACAAATAGACACACTAACAATATAAATACAGAAGTTGTAGCGTATGCAGTGTTGATACCTGCAAACACAATCACAGCAGGGAAGTCACTAAAGCTGTTGGTTAGAAATACTAGAGTAAGTGGAGCGACAGGTGTTCTTGCTGCGAGAATTAGGATAGCCACAACTGCGACACCATCACCATTGACAAGCGCGCAAGTGTTGATGTTCCCTGGTGGTATTGCGCCAACAGCATTTTTTAATCAGGCAGAAAGAACATTGGCTGTGCAATCTGCATCATCTACATTGGTTTTTCCTGTAACGGTACAAACGAACCAAGATACAAAAGACGGCAATATATTTTTTGCACAATCTAACCTCAACATTAATTGGACGGTTAATCAATATATTTTATTTACTAACCAAGCGAATGTCGGTGGCGATGTTAATGCTATTGATTTATGCCAAATATTTATAATCGGATAGTATGAAAACACATAAAGCAAATGAAAATGGACAGCCGATAGATGATAATGGCGAGGTGATTACACTTAACGCTACAACCCTATTTAATGGGGCGAATGTTTTAGAATTTGATAGTCAAGATGAGTTTGATAATTACATTGCATCATTGCCGAAAGTATGGAGCAAAGAAAGCCACCTTGCAGAAATAAACGCTTTGCATGAGGAAGAATTTAAACGTAGGTTGTTTAATGCGGATTATGTAGGTGAATGGGAGTTGAATGCAGTTTTAGCCGATAGCGAAAACGAATATTTTGATGAAGCGGTTTTGATTATAAATTATTGGTGGAATGGATGGGATGCGATAAAGGCATACAGCGAAACGGTAACGGAAGAAAACTTTATTGACCCTCAAACATTCGTAGATAACTTATGATAGATTTTAAACTACTTTCTTCAAAATATGGTGGACTGGCTTTAGCGGCAGTATTGACTTATTTAGCACCATTACAATCAACATTGTTCGTTGTGGGTGCAATTAGTTTAATTGACTTTATTACAGGCATTATGTCGGCAAAGACAAAGGCAGAGTTAATTACATCCAATAAAATGATAAGAAAGTTTTATGCTGTGCTATCTTACTTTTTAGCTATACTAATCGCTCACGTGATTGGCGGTTATTATGGTGATGCTGACTTTATGGTCAAAGCGGTTGTGGCTATTATTGCGGTTAGTGAATTGCAAAGCGTGAGGGAGAATATAAAAGGCGTTACTAACTTGGACATTCTAAAGCCTTTGATTAATATGTTGGAACGCAAATCGGAATAACTATGCAGATAAGCAAATATGTTAGTTTAAAAGAAGCAACGAAAAGTGATTACGCTATTCGCAAACAGATTAACAACATCCCAGATGATGGGCAGTTGGTAGCCATGAAGAACGTAGCCACAAATGTATTCGATAAAGTTCGTGAGCACTTTGGCAAACCGATTGGGATTAGTTCTTTTTTTAGGTCTAAAGAAATAAACAAAGCGATTGGCGGTTCGATTAACTCAGACCATTGCAACGGTTGTGCCATTGATATTGATGCTGACATTTTCGGGGGTGTAACGAATAAGCAAATCTTTGAATACATCAAAAACAATTTAGATTTTGACCAGTTGATTTGGGAGTTTGGAGATAGCAACGAACCTGCATGGGTTCACGTTTCTTTGAGGGCAAACGGTGTTAATCGTAAACAAGTTTTAGAAGCCGTAAAGATTGGCGGGAAAACACATTACAGAAATAAACAATGAGAGATCACCCTTGGATAGTGGCTATCTACGCCATGTTTCTTTTGATATTAGTATTAACCAGCCTAAGCTATTGCGGTGGTCAAACGGACGCTAAGATGGATGCAAGAGATATTCTAATCGAAGAACAAGCGGAGTACATAGAACGGTTAGAAAGTGCGATTGATGTAAGCCAAGCCAACGAACTTAAAGCGATTAAGAAAGCCACAGGATTAAAGCACGATTTAGAATTAAAACAATACAGCTATGACAGCCTTCGCAAAGTTAAACCGAAAGTTATTTATCGTAACCCTAATGTTAGTGATGACAGCCTCACAAGTATATGGGCAAGTCAAATCAGATAGCATTTTAGTTAGCCGTATTGACTTGATTAAACAAATCGAACTAAACGATAGGAACAAAGCGGAACTAAACCACTCGAATAAAGTCATTAGCGTGGCAGATAGCGTTGTTTTAGTTTCACGTAGATATATTGCTTCACTTGATACGGTTATAGCCTTAAAAGACGAAACAATAAGCCTACTCACTTTGGCAAAGGATGTGGCTATTGATAACCGCAACGAATTAAGAAAGCAACTAAAGCTACAAAAGCGGAAAACATTAATAAAGTCGGTTGGATGTGGTGTTGGTGGTGTAGGTTTGGGCGTTATTTTGGGCGTAACTGCGGTTATTTTAGCCAAATAATTATTTTTTTTAGGGTATTTTTTTAGTCGTTTTTCATTGTGTAATTGCTTTTTTCGCAAAAAAAAGTTTAAAAAAAGTTTGGAAAATGTTTTTTTATTCAAAAAGTGCATTTATATTTGCACTATAATTATTAACCAAAACAAAAAACAAACCTATGAAAACTCCCCAAACAAATTTTTACAATGTAATTGATAGTAGCGGAAATCCTACAAGTGTTTTTTATTGTGCATCTAATATAAAAGATGCTACTCAACTTTTTAAAGCTGACAAATCTAATTATCAAAAGTATTACTACGGCAAATTGAAAAGAGGATATAACGGTGGAGTAAGAGGATAAAACACAAACAAAATATTTACTAACCAAAACCAAACCAAACCTATGAAAACAAAACACACACAAGGCGAATGGAAATCATCAAATCGTATTTTCTTGCACGTAGAAATGGGCAATCAATGGATATGTCAATTATCTAATTTAGAAAACAAAGAGAAAAATTATTTATCTGATGAATATCAGGCAGAAGAACAAAGATTAAAAGAGGAACAAGAAGCCAACGCCAAGTTAATAGCATCAGCTCCCGAATTGCTCGAAGCATTACTTGCAGTACAAAAAGACTTACAGCAATTTAATTTATTACCATCTACTGAAAATTTAGTAAATAATGCAATCTTAAAAGCAATCAATAACCAAACCAAAACCAAACCAGACTATGAGCCAACTACAATCAAGGCGTGACAAAGTGCAACGCCTAACAAACCAAGCACTAAAAGACAAGATGCACCACAAGTATATGCAAGGGGTGTATTTACTAAACCAAATCGCAATTCGCGAACTGCAATTATTTTCTAACCGTATAAACAACTTAAACAAATGCTAACAAACAAACAACTAAAAGAACTTTGGTCAGACTTGACCAAGTACAACGTAACAATCGCACAAGTAGCGAAAGCACTAGGCGTAAGCGAAACAGCCGTATACAACATCCTAAACGGCAAAACAAAGAAAGCGCACGAAGCAATCAAGCAAATGATTGAGATGCGCAACGAGGCGAAAACAACATGGTTAAACTTCTTAAATTCTACAAAATGAGCAATACAATAGAGGCTTACAGCTACCTAAAAGACAGAACAGAAAGTGAAGTCGAAATGGCTTTGACTTATTTTAACAGCCGAATACTAGCGGCAAAGAAACATCGCACAGGAAACGCATGGCTACCAGAAACGCTACCAATGATGGAGCAAGGCGCACGAACAGCGATGGAGATATTAGCTAACTTTAAAAAATCAAAGCTATGAAGTTAATCCTGCACATCCTAAAGAATTGGAACGAAGTTAATCCAGTCATTCAGTTGCTTATTTATGCAGCAGCAGCAAGTGGTTCAATCGCTTTGCTTTGTTGGTTGAAAGGCATATAAAAAAAGAGGGCGGTAACCAGCCGCCCAAATTCTTAACCAAATACCCCTATGAAAAAGTATTAATGCAAAACTAAACAAATAAACCAAACTATGAAAAAATTTGAAATCGAATTAAATGGCAACCTTTACTGCGGATGGTACGAAGTAGCCGAAAAGCAACTATTCCTGCACAACGTAACCAGATGGTTACAAGATGTAACCGTTTTAGAAGTGAAATCCCCAACCGAATTAAAGCAAGTGGAAGAGGCTATTGAGAACGGAAAAGATAGCGATTACATTGCAGAGGAACGCCAAGAGATTTTCTTTATTAAGAACGGACGGATGCCAGAGCGTGAGTATGATTTTTAGCCAAAAAATAAAGTTTAAAAAAACTTTGATTTTAATTTATTTTTATATTTTTGCGTCAACTAAACCAAACCACTATGAACAAACTACAAATCATTCAAGACATACTAGGCGATAAATTTACGCCAATAGTAAGTTGCTCAAATGTTGAATTTTACTACGCTAAACCAAAATGCAAAACGTGGGTAAGTTCGCACAGCCTAAGCGATATAATCAATAAAGCAAAATCTTACAATGTAAGAATTGCAGTTGATTTTTATTACGGTCAATTTGATTTCTTTTTTAACAATTAAACCATAAACAAATGTCAGACAAAACCTACATCAACGGCTTATTTATCAAAGTCAAAGAAACCAAATTCGGTGAAGTGGTGAGCGTATCAATCAACGCCAAAACACTAATCGAGGAACTAAACAAACATACCAACGCCAAAGGGTACGTGAACATTGATTTGCTACGTAGAAAGGAAGCCGACAAGAATGGCAATACGCATTATGCGGTGCTAAACGAATGGCAACCTAAAAGCGATTACAAAGCACCAGCAACCTCAGCGAGTGCAACTGATGATAATCACGACCTTCCATTTTAATTATTAACCAAACCAAATAAACCTATGAAAAAACTAATCCAAATCCAAAACGAACTGAAAGTCCCAAAGGGCAACGTCAACAAATTCGGAAATTACAAGTACAGGTCAGCGGAGGACATACTCGAAGCCGTAAAGCCTATTCTACTAAAGCACGAATGTCTACTAACGCTAACCGATAGCATCCAAGCGATAGGCAATAAGTTGTACTTAGTGGCAACTGCTACTATTCAAAACGAAGATACGGCAT